ATAGTTCCCATATTTTAACTGCTTGATCCTGTGTAAAACCGTTTCTTGTACCTCCACCTACTAGTATTTTTACTTCAGATACTTCTGGGTTTTGTTTTATACCTTGGTTAACTACATCTAAATGGCCCTTTGTAGGTGGTTTAAACCCACCTCCAAATAAAGCTACTGATGTTTTTGGTTTGTCAAATTCAGTACCTATTACACTTTCTACTAAAAATTTAGTTAACTCATTCATTTTAGGAATTGTTCTATACGCATTTGGGCTGCTTCCTTAGACATTGTATAAGTTAACATTTCATATATAAAATCCTCATCTAGCATATCTTGAATAGCAGCATTTAACTCTGCTTTTTGTTCATCAGATTTTTTCTGTTGAGCTGGGGTTTTAGGTTTAGTATTTTTAGGTTCAAATGGTTTTAGGTATTTTGTAATAATCTTTTCTATATCCTCAATTCTATTACCTTCTAATGTATTTGCTACTGCTACAAAATTAGGTTCAAATAAATTGAAATAAGGTACAATATTATCTGTTACACCTTTCCAAGTACGCATTACAATTGCAGGTGCTAAACTTCTATCTTCTCCACCTGATTTTTCAAATCTATCTTGGTTTTGTTTAAGTGAACGTTCTAAATCAGTATAAACATAAAGCATCATTACTTTATATCCTGCTTCTTCTAATTGTTGTTTTAATTCAGATGTTTTTTTATATGAAGCCGCTGTACCATCTAATATAAATGATTGTTTACCATCAATTACATTTTGTAATTCACCTTTAAATTCCTTATTGGCTGCAGCCATTGCTTTAGCTTGTTCGCTTCTTTCTTCGGGGGTTGCATTTTTAAGATCTAAAGTAACATTAGCTTGTTTTAATTTATTAATAAAGGTATTATCAACATTTAATATTTTTAAACCAGATAAATCTAAACCTTGTAAAACATATCCTTTTCCTGCTCCAGGAGCGCCTGCTAAAATTATAGCTTTGGGTTGGCCTTGAACTTCTTTTAGTAATTGCATTAGTGATATCATATGGTATAAATATCAGTCTTTTTTCTTCACTTGCGTTCTGAATTCAGTAAATATTGGTGAGTGTTTTGGGTTTTCTAGGTCAAATAGTCTTTTGACTGTATTGAATATGTCTATGTTTTCGTCTTGTGTACGTTTTGATTCATACATTTCCCAACCTTTACCTTGAATCTTACCTTCTTTAGGTCCACGTTTGGATGATTTTAACCATAGAACTCCTAGTCTGTCTATTTTCTTACCAAAACACTCTTCATAACATTTGGCGTAAACAGCGGTCTGCAAATCGTAAGTCGTTTGTAAGTGGTTTGATGTTTTGAAATCTATAATCCATAGTTCATCGTCTATTTCACATACTAAATCGCATGTACCTGCTACTTTAAGTTCATCTGAAAATAAATGTACTTCAGCTTCTAGTAGTGTTGGTTTATATGTTTCCCAAAAATCTACGAATTTTAGAAACATTTGCCATACCATTGGATCATATAAAGGGTTGCCTGCTTCAGATAAGAAATTTAATTCCTTACCGTTTAGGTAATCTTCACACATTTCATGTACTTGAGTACCTTCATCTGCTGCTTTTCTAACAATGTAGTCAGCACTGTATCCTACTTTTTTAAGCCAGTCTTGGAAAAATTTACCTTTTGGGTAGCAGCTTAAAACGTATGTGATAGATGGATAGTATTTACCATTTCTTCTGTAATATCTAGAATCTGGTAATGTTATTTGTTTAGCATCTTCAGATATTTCAAGTATCCTATTGTATTTCTTTTTTATATTTCTTTTACTCATATTAATGAGATTTTCTTCTCCATTAAGTCTGAATAACCCATTGGATAAGTGGTTTGAATTAAATTAGTGAAATGGGCAAAACCTAAATCACTTGGATCTTTTCCTTCTAACTCAACGAAGTATACTTCTTTACCCTCGTTTAAAAACTTTTCGGCAAAATTAAGTGCTTGCTTCTTAGCATCTGTATCTAATGCAATATATATTTTTTTAACTGCTGATGTAATAATCTTTTTTAACAAATTTGTTTGTATATTTTTTCCTAATAATGGTATAGCATTTCGTTTTATTGCCATTGCATCAAATGGACCTTCACATAATACTAAAGGTAAATCCCAATTAATAAATAACTCAAATGGTATTATATCTCTTGAACAATCAGGATTTCTGTATTTAACATATGGGTCTTTTTGGTATGATCTTCCTGTAAAATAGTTTAAATCTCCATTTCCATCATATGAGGGTATAATAACCATATTAGCATAAGAACCATAATCACAAAATCCTATATTGTATTTTTTAATATCTTCTATGGTTAGTCCCCTACGTTTTAAGTATGATAAGGCATGACGAGCTGATATGTCTGTATTGTTAAGGATAGATGTGAATTCTTTGGGTAGTTTTAATTCTTTGAATGTTTCTTCCTTCTTGTATTCTTTTTCTTCACCTATTAATTTGGTTAGTTTTTGAAAGTTTTCAGGTGATGCTTTTACCTTTTTAAATAATGTAGATACTCTATTTCCTTTTTTATTACATACCCAACAGTGCCAAGGATTTAAGCCCTTCTTTTCTTGGGAAAAGTTGATTTCTAATTTCTTTTTATGATGGTTACAGTAAGGACAATGATGTGCTTGATTGCCACGTGCAGTCCTTTTACCTGTTCCTAAAACCGTATTTACTAGATTGACTAGTAGCTCATTTATCATATGGTGTAATATACGAAAAAAAATTCAGACATCAAAGTCTTTTGTGAAGAACTTTCCAAGAATGTTATCGTTAAAATATTCTTCGGGTTTTTCTAGTACTTGATGTACAAATTGATATTGTGTTTCGTAGTATGTTAATAGTTTTTTGGTAGATGCTGTTTTAATAATGCTACGTTCAAAATTTTCTAGGGGTTCTGCTTCCATTACCTCTTTAAGTATTTTATTTGAACCCCAATATGTTAACCAGTTTGATTCTTTTATTGCTAGTTTGTATGATGGTTTCCTACCTACTACACCTTCATATAAAGCTAAATCTTTTTTAGTTAATTTAACTTTTCGATTGTAGTATAATACTTTTTTACCTATATAGGCTTTGCCTGTGGGTTTATGCATTATTCTATAAATAAATCCGAATGTGTTATCTGGGAAATCTGTGATGGTTGATATTGGTTCTCCTTTGAGTCCTATCCATTCCATATATTTGTTTTGGTTAATATTAAAATTTTAAGTATCAAAGTTTACTATAATTGTAGTATCTGTAAATTGTGAAACTGGGATTGGAGAAGAGATTTTACCTACTACTAATAAATCATTAGTTTCATTGTATAATCCTACTGTAGTTACATAAGGTACAAAATAGGAACCAGTAGCAAAATCATAATAGACATCATCACTACTTCCTGATAATATTGAGGGGTTTTGGGAATATGTAAACTCATTATCTCTTATACCACATTTATATTGATGTTCATATATTCGTATAGTTGAGTCAAAATTTATATTTAACCCAGGTAACCTATCTGTACTTACAATATTATCTGCTATATTATATAAACTTCCTGATGTAAACGTTACTATACCATGAGAATAAAATATTTGACCTTCAATAGCATTATTAACAAGAATATTACCATCACCATCATCTTTAATAGAAAATCTTGAACCATTTGATGCTGTATATTGTGCATTAAATGTTTGGGGTATTATCATTTCTCCATATAATGTTGAAGGAATTGATATAACTGAAATTTCACTATTTGATGCTGTTGGGAAAAATCTAGATTGTGTTAATGTACTTTGTAAATAATTTTCATATATGGGGGAGGAATACTGACCTACAAATCTTGTATCATCTCTACCTGCTCCAGGTATTTTAAAGGGAAGTGAAATATCATCTCCCATACTTGAAGAAATGTAATTAGTATAGTATAATTGCTTAATGCTATTATAAACTAAAGATTTTTTTTGCTTATAAACGTAACCTGTATCTTGATAATCTAATGCGGGTTCTCCCGGATATACACTTGATTTTCTATTAAGACCTTGATATATTTCAATTCCTATACCAGAACCAGTTATTTCATTACCCTTAAGCCTGTATTTTTTACTGGCATCAAAAGGTGTGCATACTACATCTTTAGTTGTTAATTGTTTGAACGCGCTCATTCATTTTAAAAATCAAGTTTGACTCTTACCAACATTTCTTTTGTAAAATCTTTTGGTAGTGGTCTTGATAATTTAGCTACTGCTAATAATTCGTTTGAATCGTTATATAATCCTACTGTAGTAATATATGTTAAAGGGTTATCTACAAAACTACTTTGAATTAATTCTCCTGTTGACCCCGATATGAATGATGGATTTTCTGAGTAGTTAAATTCATTATTTCTTGCTCTTACAAATATAAAATCAGATGATAACACTTCTTCATTATTAATAGTAAATCCTGTAGTTCCCTGATTACCCGCAATTTGACCCTTAGCATTTAAAGAATTAACTAATTTAGCAGGATTATTATTTGCGACATTATTACCTCTTCCTGTGCCTAAACTAATACCACCCGCAGATTGAGTTACATCTAGAGCAGCTCCATTTAATAAAATTAAACCTACATCAGGTAAAAGATAACCATAGGAACCAGAAACTGTTGTATACCCATTAATTTGTTTACTTGTATTAATAGTACCTGCAGAACCCGATACTATATTATATACTCTACCTGCATCAGTAAATGTTACTGAAGTTGCAACTTGACTATCATCTGTTAGAACAATACTTCCAGAGAGAATATCATTAGGATTTGATAAGTTTAAGATTAAAGAACCTGGGAGGATACTTTGTTTATATCTTGCTCTTTGAAGGTTTATAACATAAAAATAATCAGATGTTTTATTACCAAATGTAAAATTTGCAGTTTCATCAGCTAATATTAATGTTTGGAATTGACCATAAGTTGTTCCTGTAGGTGAGTATCCAGGTGTTAAAGCATTATAATATTGACTTCCACTTCCGTATCTATCAGCATATGCTATATCAAATTGAGTAGCGGCTGTTGTATCTGTTGATGCTGTTTGATATACGGTATAGTAAAATTGTCCTATATTACTATTAATTTGGTTTGAAGAAGTAAAAAAGCTATTTAAAGTTGGGACATTATTTGACCATACTGTACCAGCTACTGAATCTGTGCTTATTACTAAATCTTCGGGTTGTAATCTTTTATATGACATAGTTATTTAATTATTCTTAACCTATTGGTTCTTTTAATAAAGTTTGGGAAATTGATACTGGTATTTGTACTCTTGCTCCACTATCTCTACCTACTACAGTTAAAGTAGCATATAATACACTATTTTTACCAAATAAGGTATTAACACCAGTTGCTCTCATTGTTAATGTAGTACCTATTACTGTTTTAGATACATTAGTACCGGTTGTTGAAGTAGAAGTTTGAGCTAATGTTTCTGGTTGTTCAACTCCACTTCCTATAAAATTAGTAAATAATCTTGAATCTGAAATAGTAAATGTATATCCTGAAGATTCGAAAACTGAATTGTTTCCTAAGAAATTTAATGTTTGTGGTGTTATTGTTTTCTGAGCTGTTTGTCTTAATTTTACATTTCCTTGACCTAAATCTAATATTGGCATTCTAGCTGTACCTCTTGGTAAAGTAGCTAATTTATATTTCATTATTTGATTTTCATTTGGAAAAGCTTCTAATAAAGGCATATTTTCTATAGCTTGACCATAAAATGCAGACCCTGATGGATGTTGTGGATTGTATAATGTGTAATCAATTTCGTCATCACCTAATGCGAATTGTGTTATATTGAAAGTACCATCACCTTTAGCTAATAGCTCTCTTCCTTTTTTAGTTAAAATAGCATCTATTGTTACTACTTGGTTATTTAAGTATCCCATTTGTTTTAATTTGTTTAATTATAAATATACGAATTTTTTATTTTTATTCCAAGCTCAAAATCAAGATGATTAAGAATCTGTTTCTTTATCTGTTTCAAATGCGTTTTTACCTCTTAGTTGTGTAATTAAAGATTCAACATTTAGTTTTTGAACTGCAGATAAATCATTAGGTATTAAAAATCCAGGTCCACTTGGTGTTAAAGATCCTTGTGATTTAGGAGGTGCGGTTTGGTAAACAATAACTCTATCATCTGCATTTATTCTTCTTCTTATTTGAAATCCATCTATTACTTGAATAGAAGGAGATATTGTTGTTGGGTCTGGCGTAACTTCAATTTTAGCAAATATATTCTTTAAAATTAGATTAGTGTTTAGATCGTTACTTCCTGCAAAAGTGGTTAACTGTTTAACATTGTAATAATTTGTTTGAGAATTATTTGTATTACCATTTGTGTTTGGAACTCCTGTTACGAAAAAATCTTGATAATTTACTATGCTTGAATCTGTAGCCCTAATAGTATATTTTATTGTTATTTCATCCCCTATTTCAATTAAGAATGGTTCTTGAGTATTAGTATATTGAATTATTGGAAGAGAACGACTTCCACTTGGGGAATTAGTACCTATAGTATTAGGGTTTTGTGCGTAATCATTAAATTTAGCAGATGAGCTTGGGTCAAATGAAAAATATAAATCTTTATCTTTTATATTATATTTTAAATTATCATCAGGTACTCCTGGGGATTTTATTTGTGATTCATTTACTCCTGTTCCACTAAAAGATCCAGTGAATGCTATCTTATTTTGAATACATTTATTAATAGTATGGATTACACCTAATGAGGGGCCATACCAGTTACCATTAACCGTAGTTTGAGATCCTACACTTTGTGAAACATTTAATTGTCCTCCTCCTAAATATAAAGCATTACTTCCAGTATGTAAATAACTACCTGTGTTAAGAGTTAAGGGAGAAAACACATTACCTATTCCAACTTGATACCTAATATTATCAGAAGTTTGTCCTAATTCTATTAATTCTCTTGAATCTTGATTTGGTTTATTGTTTTGTGATACTGCAGCCCATTCAGGTCCAGAAGTTCTATCAAAACTCATAGTAGGTAAAACTGAACCAATAAACCCATTTGTGTATGAGGATTGATCTATATAATTCCACATTATATTTTGTAATTCTAACCCACCTTGAAATATACTATTTTCACCTACTGATAATTTAGAATAATCAACATTTGTTACACTACCATTTGTTCCTGTTTTTGTAATAGTTTTATCATATGCTACTGATGCTTTTCTGCCTACTTCAAATGAACTAACTGTAGATTGGAGGTTTTGGTTACTGCCATCTATTTTAATAATTTCCGGGAATTCTTCTTTACCAAGTTTTGAATCAAAAGGTGCAGTAATTAATGAATCTATATTAAATGTATAAGTACCAGGTGTATTTTTATTTTCGACTGATTCTCTAAAACGAGCAAAATAGATAGGATGTTTATCTATAGTTGCTGTATTACCAAATGAATTATCACCTCCCCAACTACCAGTATCACCATTTAAAAATTCGGGCAATACATAATCTTCTAGTTCCTTAAAATCTTCTGCTGTACCTACTTCACCTGCAGGTGTAGGGAAATTATAATTAGCACTTGTTACTTTACTACCTTCATATCTAGGTATTATTGAAGATTTTGCAGTATAGTTACTATCTGGGATTTCTGCTTTTATTGCTGTACCCGCTATTAATTGAGCTTGATTTACAGGATTAGTAGGAGATGTTGAGAAATCAATATCCATTAAATATGAATTATTTCTATTTGCATTAAAATTATTTAATAAAGCATTATATTGAGAATTATCAAAATTAACACTTCCTGCGGGTAATAGTGGAGAGAAGAAAAATGGTATCGATCTATCTGTAAGTACAGGTAATGCAAAAGATGCAGTATTTTCACTTTTATTCTGTTGGTAATTTTGTAAAAATGGAAGTTGGAGATCTGCTGGGTAATCAAAATAATAGATTGATTTTAAATCTAAAGTTGTACCAAAATTTTCTAACGGTAATGTAGATCCATTAGATAAAGGTGCAGGTGTTCTCCCATAAATTTGAACAAAATCAGTATTCTGGAAATTATTGGTGTCGCCACCTTCCAAAAAGTAAGTAATAGGAGGTACAGAAGGAGTGTACCAGTTACTAGGGATATCTAGGCCATCCTGACCGGAGGTAGCAAATATGAATTTCTGATTTGCAGTTAAAATAGATGATTGAAAACCTGTTTGATCTGGGTTAAAAGAAGCAGAAGTTGGGAATGATACAGGACCAAACTGGAAATTAGAATCTAATAATGTTGCAGATAAATCATTTACATTACCTACAATATCTATTGAGGTTTTACTAATTCCAACTCCTATTATTTGTTTGTTTGGAATATAACCTGAGGGAACAGGGGTGTTTTTACGATAATTTGAAAGAAAAGTACCAGATGTGATTTTGACATTTACCATAGGATCCCATGGTTTTGTAACTGAACCATCAGGTTCATAATAATACACCCACCCTGCAGGGTATGTGTGTATACTCGCGGTTGATATAGGGATTGGAGATGTTTTAAGGGCTTCTCTAGCTGTTTGTTTTGCTTTATTTGATTGACCTAAATGCAATAATGTTCTAAAAGTACCTCTATAATCTAAATCACCACCTGGAGCAAATACATTAGTAGTTGCAGCTCCGTAAGTTGTTGTTATTGGAGATCTATATCCTAAAATAGCATTACGAGAATTCATCCATTGCAAATCCGTAGTATTTTGCCCAGATGCAACTTCCATTACCGTAGTTTCACTTAGTGGTGTAACTGACGTTATAGGACCCTGATTTGCGGTTTGTAATCCATAAGGACCTCCTACATATTGAAATACTCTATGACCTTGATCATTTATTCTGTTTGGTGGTAAGGTCATTCCGTATTCAGGATTTGTAGGTTGTCTCATTGTAGTTGAAACTAAAACTCCAGCGTTTAAAACTCCATTTACCCCATTATATAAATTTATTGGATTTTCATTATTCAAAATATCTGAATAAGTAAATGATGGGAGGGATCCTATTTTACTACCACCACCATTTCCTGGGTATTCTTCTATTCTAACAACATCAAATGATGAACCTGTATTTCCAGTTCCAATAAAATCATTATTGACCAATGAACTGTAAAGACCTTCATTTAATGTCCCATTGGTTCCACTTAATTGGTTTGAAAAGAAATCCTGACCATTAATGTTGTTCATTTTTGATCCAAAACCTGTAAATGTATCATCTAATACTCTACCTACGGGTGAGTTCACCCAGCTCCCACCAGCTGCTATACATTGTGTTTGATTTTGAATTGCAGAACCAAATCCAGAGGTTGGAGAATTTAAGATACACTTACCTATTGTAGTTCCTGTAATTTTACCTGTAGTAATACCTAAATCCCAAAATGCACTTGGTGAAACAGGGTCTATTGCTGAACTTGCTGAGTATGCTATAAATTGGAAGAATGGTGCAGCTAGTGCAGGTTGTGATATTCCATTAAAAGGTTTGTTCTTGAACATAACATTTTCTGTTCCTGATGAAACATTTACAGAATTATTATAATAAGAATCTACCCTATATGCATATAAATTCATAAAGTCAACTCCAAATTTACTAACTCGAGTAGGGGGGTAAGGGCTATTTACACCAGTGGCTGGGAGTGATGATGAAAAAGCAGTTCTAAGGGGAATTTGTTTTTGTTCCCCTATTGTAGGATAAAATATTTGTTCTCCATTTATACCTACATTAGTATATTCTGTAAGATCATTACCATTTAAATCTTGTTTAGGTAATACTACAGCCATTATATTACAAAAATGATTAACCCCATCTGCAGCATTACTTCTATAAACCGATGAAGTTCCCATCACAATTAAACCTCTTCCAGGTGTATTCCAACCTTCAGTTAACCCTTCTACTGTTAATCCTGGTTCATAAGGATTTTCAGTTTCATCCAAATAACCAAAACCTGCGTATTGTATTTCAAATTCTACCTTAGCATGGATGTGATCATAAACTGATTCAGAAATATGATAGGTTGATTCTAAAGAAGAGGGAGCTGAAAATGGATTGTTAAATAGTGATTGAGTTACAGCAGGAAATTCTGATCCACTAAACTCTCCAGTATAAAATTCGGGTTGGGTTGATGCTGTTAAATTCTGCTGACCTGCAATAGTATCAAATCTATCAATATAGGATTGAGTGAATTGACCTACATTCATAGGAACATCACCATAACTAGCAGTACCAGCATTTCCAGTTCTTGGGTCTGTAGTTGCAGCCCCGTAATAATTAAAACTATCCATTGTACCTCCTGTACCCCCAAATATTAGACCATCTTTATCTTCACCATCTAATAAATCTGATATTGAAGAGGTTAATACTATGTCTCTTTTTATTATAGGAGTGCCCCAATTTGGTGTTGGAGAAAATGCTATTGTAGTATCAAAATCTATAGTAGTAGGAATATTTCTACTCCTATCAAGCATGTTTTGCTTTATAATAATACCTGTTGTAATACTTGTACGAGCGGGAACATATGCTTTTATTGCTTTAAATAAAGAATCATCTACATATTTAATTAATCTTATGTAATCTTGAACATTACCCTTAGTATATTTTCTAAGATAATCTGCTTCTGTTTCTCTTAATTTTGGGTAATCTGTTGTTTTTAACTGTCTATATCTAGGATCGGCTATTCCATCTCCTATAACACCATGACCATATGTAGCTATAATATCATCATTTACTTCATCTGATGGAGCAAATCCTACTTCTAAACTAGTTAAATCATCTGTGTAACTTCTACTTACTACATAATCTTGTTGAATACTCATTTGATTTGATAAAATATTACCAAATACATTACCATCACTTATTTGAATTTTATTTGAAATCCTATTAGAAACCCCTATAGCAGGCTGATCTAATAAATAAGGTTGTCTATTTAATAAACTAAGTGTTTTACTATATGATGGTGTTGGGTTATATAATCTTAAAGTATAATCACTTGATGTAGCTGATGTTACAGGATTATAAAATGATGAAGTTATTACGTAACTAGACATTCCTGATACTGCGGGATGTAATGATTTAAATGATTGAGTAGCATTAATTGAGCTTGCGGATACAACAAAATTACTTTCTAATTCGTTACCTAAAGGAGCTCTAAAATTAACTATATCAAAAGAACTTTCTGAACCTGTGATTTTATTACCCTCTATACTTTCAGGATTCATTACAAAATCATTAAATATTTCAGCAGAGATATCATTAGAATAATATCTAAATTCTTGAAAAGAACCTCTAAACATTTTTCCATCTGGGTTTGAAATAATATTTCCTACAGTAGAACCAGAAACATAACCACCTAAATAAATTCCATCATATTCAGTAGTACCATAAGCATTCCAGGATTTATTAAATGTACTATTAAGGGGACCATATAAAGCGTTTCCATATAGACCAGAACCATATAAATTAGTAAAATGGGAAGAAGCAGATGTCCCCCCTACAAATCCAATTTGATCTCCATCATCTCCATTATATATGTTATTAGCAGCTGATAGGGTATATGTTGTATTAGTCCCATTAAGGTTTGTAGCTAGGTGTTGATCTCTTTGAAGCATAACACTCCACCAACCACCATCAAAAAATGGTAAATAAATCCCAGAACCACTTAATATGGTTTCATTTGGACTATTAGATCCTGATATAAAGAAGTTTAATGTGCCATATTTGTTACGTTCATCATTTTGGGCTCCATTATATGAACCTGTTTCTTGTGGCTCATATGTTAACCTAATACCAAAATCAAAATCTGTTGTAGTAGCATCTCCATCTGATTTTTTAACTAATAGAGATTGAGTGTAATGGTTTCCTATAGCAGCATTTGAACTAGTAGGAATGCCGAAAGTTTTAAACCTAAATTGGAAGTTGTCTGGTACTATTTCAGCATTTTCTGCTGTGTAATTTCTTGTAAGAGGCATCCATGGGAATACCATTGAAGCACTTGGAAAGTTTTGTGTACCTGTTGGAGTATAGGCATAACTATATCTATCGTACCATAAATCATAATCATCAGAATTATCTTTATCTTTACCTCCAAATTCGTTTATTCTTAATATTGTACTTGGTATACCCCATATATTAATAAGTTGTCTTAATCCAGCTGTTGTACCTTTTTTCTTAACAAGATAAGCCATATTATGGTAAAGACGTTTATAAATTTCTTTACTTACTTTATCTATTGCATAAGGGAAACCTTCTTCTATAATTTGTTCAACATATCCCGAAAATGAATAATTATCTGCCCAGTAGTTAATTATAGAACCACTGTTTACAGCTATGTAATTTGTAATTAATTCACTTCCTGTTGGTGGTAGAAAATCACCATTATTTTCACCTGTTAAACCTATATAATTATCTTGATTATTGTAATTATTTCCAAATCCTTGATACCCCAAACCTTCTATAGTAGGTTGAGCTAAATCTAAAGGAACACCTTCATCTAAAGTATTTGTAGTGTTAGTCTTTTGACTAACTGCTTTTGTATAAAGCCAAATCTCATCAAAAGATTGGCCAACCATATTACAAAAAGTTAAATAATTATCATTATTTTCATTCTCTTTAATAAAGTCAGGTACAGTATAAAATAACCAATTTTGATTATCTTCATCATAAAATGAAGCACTTAATAATGTACCACCATAATATTGGCTGCTTTCATTAGAACTACCTAACCAATTTAATACTTCTATTGAACCTGTATCTTTTAATTCATATGGGAATTTAGTTCCTGTTTTTGGATATGAACTTGAACCTGTAATATAGTATAAATAATATTCATAACCATCAAAATTTTTAATTAAATTTGTAATATTACCTTCAATAGACGCTTTACTAGAAGTTACAGATATTGATTCTGATGAGTTACCAGTAATTGAATTTAATATACTTAATTCATCTTCATAACTTTGTATTTGAGATACTTTATGGTAAAAGTTTTGTACTCTTTGTTTTGCAGATGAAAAATTAACAAATTCATTAAATTTAGAATAATCAGGGGTTATTGTAACACCTCTTTGATTTAAATAATAATCAAGATTATTTCTTGATGATGTTGAAGGTGAAGATAATAATTCATCTTTAGTTTTATATACTGTAGAATTATTAACAAAATCTTTTATTTCTAGGTTAGTATTAGGTCCTCTTAAGAAAGTAGCATCACCATATATTTCACTGTTATGCCATATACCTCCTGCCGCTATACACGCGTATTGTGTGGTATACTGCGGTCCTAAAGTACAGACACCGGGCTTGTTGATCGACCAAATACCGCCCGCAGCTGCGCAAGCAGTTTGAGTTGTAAATTGTGGGCCTAATGAACAAGAACCATTACTTGGAGTCCATTGTCCTCCTGCAGATAAACATGCTTCTTTAGTTGAGAATTCAGGTCCTAATGAACATGAACCATTTGCAGACTCATTATTTGATGTCCAAATTCCTCCAGCTTCAGTACATGCTTGTTGTGACGTATATTCAGGTCCTAATGAACAAGTACCTCCATCTGTAGATGTCCAAGTACCTCCTGCTTCAGTACAAGCTTGTTGAGTTGTGTATTCAGGTCCTAATGAACATACTCCTTCTCCTAAATTTGATTCATCTTCTAAATCTCCCCCATTTGGGTCTGTAATTGTGTAATCAGAAAAACCTTGCCATTTACCATCTGGGCCTAAAACTCCCAAATCTGATGCTAATAATCCTAAATTTACATCATATATGTAAAGTTCAATGTTATTTTCATCTGGTGTGAATGTGCTATTAATATTTTCGTTTGGTATTATAGATTGGTTATCTAATTCAAAACCATCTTCAAATAATACCCCAGGATTTATTGGGTCAGTTGATGGACTAGATGGGTCTTGATTTACTTTATATACTTTAGTTTCTGCTGTTTTAGTTACAACATAAACCTCATCTTTATCTTTAAATTGAGTTGGAAGAGCATCGTATAATTTAACAAGTAGTGTGTATTTTTCTTTAGACGTATCTAAAAAACAATTAACACCTATATTGTAGTTATTTCCAGCAAACGCAATGTAAAATTCATCAAAATAATCAGTAGAATCTAATCTTTCTTTAAATTCTTTATATACAATCTCTAATCTAGCATTATCTATAAAATTAGAACTTAATCTAATTTCAGTCCTATCTGATGATATTTCAGAAATGAAATATGTATTTTGAGGATTAGAGTCTAGCTCATGATTTACAAAATTATAAAGAGTATATAATATCCCATTATCAAATCCTCTTTTAAATAAATCTTGGGTTGGGTCTAAGTTTAAAATTTGTGTGCTATCTATTTCAGCCATTATTTATACATTACTTTAATTTGTTAAACTTATAGGATCAGCACCTGCTGAGGTTAATTGTTGATTTAAGTCAGCTGCTCTTAATTCTAAATTCTCTGCTCTTAATTCTGCTATTTCATCTAGTAATACTTGAACCTCATCATTAATTGCATCACTATTGGCATATGCTCCACTTTCTTTAGTTAAATATTCATGAGAATTTATTTCTCCTTCTTTAGGTATATCATAAAAAAATCTTTCATATAATAACCAAAAATCTTCTAAAGTAGCTAAATTAATATCAAAAAATCCTAAATCTTCACCTGTTGATAATTGATTAAACCCAGTATCAATTGTATCCTCAAATTTCTTTTTATCAAATACCTGTTTGTTTAAGTCAGCTTGTACTTTCATGGGTTTATAATTTTGAAATTAATGCCTTCATCAAAAACTTTTGTTGTAGAACCTATTACGGATTTAATTAATATAGTATAGTATCTTTCAGGCTCCAAACCATTCATGTAGAGATCAAAATAACTTGAAGTATCATCTGCACTTAATTTTGTAAAATTAGGATCAAAATCTATAATAAATTCATTTGTATCTGTGTCTTTGACAGCATATAAAGAAGTATTTTCTGGTAGATAGTAATTTTCACCATAATATGAAGATGTTATAAATGTTCTATCTGGGAATTTTGGGATAGCTGCTAACCTAAATCTTGGAATACTTTGAGGGTAATATACTTCTGCATTATTATATATTGAGATAAAGGTTTCTGGTGTTTTTAATATTTTATTTGAAGATGAACCTGTGTTAAATTCTGAATTGTCCCACTTAAATTCTAAAGACGGAGGATATATAGTATTAGTATCAATGCTAAAATATCTCAATGTATGGGCATTATCTATAGAAATATTAAATTCATCTTCTGGTCCTTGTTTTACTATAAATCCTTCATTAGGAATACCATTATTATTATCTATTGAATGACTATACCAAGTTCTAACTGTATTTGTAACATTAATATCAATATCTTTAGATCCATAATAATCAAATGATCTAGAAGCTTCTACATTTAAACCTAAATTTGAACCTGTAAACCAACACCCACCACCTGGGACTGTTGTAAATGAACCTGTTGCGTATTCTCCAAATGACGTTGTAGGCCAATTAGACCCTGATAGGTTAGAATATTTCCAACATACTCCATTTTTTGTTGATGGAGTATTATCATATTGTCCAGTACCCATTGCCCAACTCCCCGAAATAGGGTAAAAATATAAATGAGTAGTATTATTTAATCCATCAGCTAAAGCTAAGTAATTTACTAAATTAACTTGGCAAGATGCAGTACCTATTAAATTTGAAAATGTACTTGATATCTCATTAGTTGAAAATTTTATTAAATATCTACTAAGGTAAGGATCGTTATTAATTAAATAAGTAGAAGCTTCTAGAATTGAATCTAGCCCTGTGTTCATTTCTACATCTTGAGTGTATATAGAAGCATCTTTTGTGGGAAATAATTTATAAATTGCCATTTTTTAATTTTATAGTGGTACTACTCTACCTTTAATATCTTGGTTTGGAAACTTTAATTCAAATATCATTGGATCAATTGAGGGATAAATTACATGCTTATAAGTAGCGCCATATACATCATAAGCAAAATCACTATAACCCATGATTGAACCCGCTTTATTTACTACTCTTACATCTTGTACCGTTTGTACCCCCTCTATTTTATCAAGTAAAACTGATAGTTCTTTTAATATAATAGGTTGATTAATTTGCCATCGATTTCCATCAAAATATGTTATAAGAGAATTTATACATTTAGTTAATACTAAATTATTATTGTAATTAGGTAATACTATAATTTCAAACTCAACTCCTATATTAACAACAAAAGCATCTTTTATTTTAACTGCATCATTTATCATTCTATACTGTGATAAATAAGTTTGTAAATTACGTTTTAATGCCCTTGAAGCTGTTCTTAATTTTTTATTTATATCATATGATAAAATATATAAATCTAATATTGTAGGTAATTCACCTACTTGATATTGTGATACTGGGGTTGGAGCTGAGTATGCTTTTGCTATAACTCCTAAGTTAGCAGGCATAGATAAAGCTCTAATCATATAATCTTCTTTAGTAACTGTTCTTAATTGGTTTTGGAAATTACCTAATGCATTTTGTCTTAATTCTTCTACAGTATCACCATCTTGACCACCGTCAGCTGCTAACACATTATTAGCTGCTACGGATGCAAACGTTACATTTGCTACCGCACTATTCGCTAAATTAGGATTATTAAATGCTATTCCAGAATCATTAACTTGTGTAAGTTGGCCAGATTCTACATTAGATGCTACTCCTCCACCTGTTAAATATCTTACTGTTAAAGTTGTATTATAAGGAGCTAAACCATAGGTATCTGTGAATACAAAATTAGTTGGAGAGAATGCTGTTGTTAGTTTTGTTTTTTCAAATGGTAAGCCTAAACCTACATTATCAGGATTAGGTATTATTTCTTCTGTTGATAAACCTGATGAACCTGCTCCAAATTGTAATTGAAGAGTAGTTTCATTCATAAATCTAGTAACAAATCTTCTTTGTATTTGTTTAGTTCTAAGTAAATAAGGAACTTCCGTATCTGTATAAAAGTTAGGATCATTAGGATTAGTATTTCTAATTGAATCCATAATAACATCTTGGGATAAGTTAGGAACTTCATACCATTCATTACCATTACTATCAAATATATCTAAAACACCTACAATATTACCTCCTGTTAAATTAACTGTGTCAAATTTTTTAGCTCTTGTAAATGTAAATGTAGTAGTATTAATAGTAGATGATATAGATTTTCTTGTTTTCTTTAATAAAAATGTTTGAGGTAAATCTCCAGCTACTTCATATACTGTTATAACAGTAGGATCCATAGAACTTGAAATTGAAAAATCACAAGCATCTTCCATTATAAAAGTTAAATCTGGGTTTTGTGGATTATTTACTGTTGTATTTGCGGGGATTGTTAAGGTATAATCTAGATCAGGGACAACTTCTGTACCTACTGTTTTTGAAGGTACAGTTTGATATAAATCAATATCAACGGACGCTACCGTGGTAACTTTGGGCGTATATCCTAACATATATGCGATATTAAACAAGTTCTCTGTTTGTCTAGCATATTGTATGAAAGTCTCTTGTACTTGGTTATCTAAGTAAAATGATAAAACATCCCCTACATATGATGCCATTTCTATAAATAACATTCCTGTAGATTCTGGTGTAAAATCATTAAAGGTATTTGGGAAATATGCCTTAGAATAATCTATTATGGAATTTTTTATAGTATTAAAATTCCTATCAATATAATTTATGTCTCTATCTAATTCAGCCATTATTGTAATTCTATATTTAATTCATCTTCTATACCAAATAATTCAATTTTGTAATTTAATATAAAATTAATAGTATTTAAGTTGGGTTGATTAATAAATTCTACTTTTTCAACCTTAACTTGAGGAAAACTACTTGCAATTCCAGAAGAAACTACTTCTTTTAATTCATCTAATGAAGTATCAGTTACATTTTCAAATAAAAGGGATCTTAAATTTAACCCAAAATTTGGATTAAACACTCTCTCACCGGTATTAGTTAAACAAAAGTTAATTAAGTCGGCTTGAATTTGGTCTTTTGATTGGTATGTAGGTACAAACACAGCATTACCATTTAAAGGGAAACCAAAACCAATTGCTTTTCTTTTATTTAGATCAAGTGGGTTTTTATTTGAAATAATCTGAGCCATTATTTAGGTAGAAGATTTGCTATTTGGTCTAAACCTAATTCACCTTGGGGTAATGTACCATTTGTTGAATCAAATCCAGGTTGGGGTTTAAAAGTATTAGGGACATTTTGAGATGTAAATTTCATTGATGTTTCTCCTAATGCCTGTTCATATAAACTTCTTTTATCAGATAAAGTTTTTTCTGTTTGGGGAGTTTGTTTATTTTCTATAACTGGTGAAGGTACTGATTGTCTTGGAGCTCGCACAGCTTCTAAAAGAACCTCTTTAAGTTCTTCTTGAATTGCCTCTTTTACAGCTTCTTTTATCATTTTTTTTAATTCTGTGGACTTCATTTTTCTTATAAATATTAAATTATTATGTTTTTATTATGTTATTTTTAAATCTCCTATCTGTTGGTCTTTCTTTTTGGGAAATTTATCTTCTAATGTTTCAAATGTATAGCTATATCTTCCTGGAGTTGTAATTGCAAATGTTTCTATTGTTGTTTGGCCAGGACCCGCTGTTACTATTTTAGATATAGGAGAACCACCGGCATCTGGGGTAGCTATGAATTGAACTATAGTAGTACTTCGAAAAGATATCCCTAATGGTAAATTAATATTTATATTACCTGTAGTAGCTTTAATTTCTACAGTTGCTGGGGGAGTTGTTACCATTAATTTAGCACTTACATTACCAAATTGAGGGGTTAATATTCCAGGACCCATAAGTCTATTTGGACCCTGTGAATTAAAATTAAATGATCCAAATTGAGTTGTATCTGATGATGAAGCATTTGGATTATCAGATGTAAAAACACCCCCTGCACCTTCACAAGCAGCTCTAGTAGTAAAACTACCTATAGAACAAGTTCCAGTTTCAGGACCACTATTACTTCCACTCTGGTTTCCATCCATTTGATTTAAAAGAGAAGGATCAGTAATTTGTAATAAATCAATTCTAAATTTAATTTCTTCAATTAATACTGTAACTGAAGATGAATATGAATATCCTTCATCTGATAAATTATATAATTTTTCAAGATCTTTAGTCCCTTCAATTCTTCTAGATGGAAAAGAAAAAGTATTATTAGGCTCATTTTGAATTACTAATTTCCACCCTTTATAAAAAAGAGGATTATTAGAATTAGGTTGTAATTGTAATAATAATTCAGCTTCTGTTGCTTCGTTAACACTAGCATTTGAACTTAAACCGGTTGAAGCTAAAACAGTACTTAAATCAGAGTTATTAATGGAGCCATCTAATCCAGCTTCTAATAAACATGGATTTAATAAACCATCAATTGCATTTAACTTAGCTATTAACGCAGCTATTCCATCTGCTATTTGTTTTAAAGCACCAGGTATAATACCTACTGCTCCCTTTCCTGCTTTTACTAAATCTCCTAATATATCAACTACAACCGCGGGACCTGTAGCTAATAATGCAGGAGAAAATGGAGGTAGAGGAATAGGAAGGAATTTAATTATATTTACAGCTATATTTAATCCTGTTAATATACCATTTAAAGTTGTACCTATTTTAGTAATAGTGTTAATAACACTTGATACCTGCGTTAAAGCTGATATAATTTGTTGTTTTTGAGCTATTATTCTTTGAAGTTCACCTGCAGGAGGACACCCTAATTCAAATTTTTCTAACATAGAATCAGCCATAGCATCAAACCTAGCTGTTCCTTTTGCTAACTTTACAATTTGTTTTATGATAATAGGAGTTAACATTATTTAGTTGTAGTTACTTTTGATTTATATTTTTCAATTTTATTTATTATTGTTTGAGCCGCTTGTGTTACATTAACCGCAGGTACAGGTATTGCAGCATTAGGTACAAAAGGTGGACCTGCTCCTATAGGGGTTTGTAAAGCTGTTCCTAAAGCTACTAATTGAGTACATAATTTTTGTAAATCAGCTAAAAATTTATTACCTAATATAATGGGTTCAGTTGCATCTTTATCACCAAACTTTATATCTTTACATTCTACTACTGTTTTATTAGCTGCTGTTATATTAACTGAGTCATTAGATCCTAAAAATATTGATTTTTCAGCACTTAATAATATACTGTCTGTACGTGAATTAAATATTAATCTATTTGAATTTAAGATTACTTGAGAGTCAACATATTCATTAGGTATTATTGGTTCGTTATCGTATGAAGAATATTTAGTATTAATAGCATTAATTGGTATTTTTTGTGTTGAGGTTAAATAAATATTTGATTTATCTTCATTAATATCTTCAACTTGAGGTATCCATGGATCAGTTAATTCTTCATGTTGACCATTTCTAATAATTGTTATTGGATCACCATCTTCACCTTCCTCAGACCATGTGTTTGTAGGTATACCATCATTTGAAGTTGAACCAAATCTAATACTATTCCCCCATCTACCTTCATGAGTAACATCACCTTCATATAACTGTAAAGCTCTTGTGTCTAATTTTTCTATGAAAGTTTCACCCAACTTAATTTCTGTATCTCCATCAGATGATTGTCTTAATGGGACTCCTGCTTCGGTTTGGGTATAATCACCATTACCACCATTACTATTATCTTCTGGGTCTGCCCAAAGTGGATCTGGGATAGCATTATGGTGGACACTATTCCATATATTAATTGATTGGAAATAATAATATGATATTTTTGAAGGGCTTAATTGAGAAAAGGGATTAGGTAAACCAATTATATATACTACTTCATTATGAGTAGGTGGTTGTTTAAAATTTGGGAATAATGGAAGAGCAAATTGATCTTCATCTACATTTATAGTTGGTGAATCTAATGGTGAAAAAAATACTCCAGCCATTCCAGCATATCCACCTTTATCTTCCCACTCATCAGGATAATCATCAGGATTTAACAATACTCTTCTAACTCTTCCTGAAAATACCCCTTTAGGTATAAATGGTGTTGAATTTCCCGATTGATTTCTAGTAGAACCTGTAGTACTTTTAGCCATTATTTATCCTTATTTTTCTGGAGTTTTTCCATTTCTTCTAAAAGTTGTGTTTTTTCATCATCACTTATACCAAACCCTCCATCTTCATCCTGGTTTTGTAAAGCACGTTGAATAATAGTAGCCATTTTAATTAAAGCTTCATCATTTTTAACCCCAATATCTAAATATTCTTTAATCAGTGGAACTATTAACGTAGCATCACCTATTTCTTGGACTAAAGGTTTTAGTTCTGATATGAGGGAAGATACTTGATCTTCTCGTTTTTGTTGATTTTGGTAAATTTCCTCAAGTATATCCGAAAATTTTTTTTTACCAAATATTATTGAATCTAGATGTCCCATGGTAATTTTGATTATAAATATGCTTAAAATAAACCTTTAAGACGGGAAGGCACCGGTTTCTAGATAAAATAAATATTTTTCTTTAAATATTTTGTATAAAACGTTAGCTATTTTTGTTATTTTTGGAGTTTTTACATCAACTTGCTCCCTAATATAAATGTATAGTGCTTTTTTATTAAATATGTCTATATTATCTCTTTTTCTAAATAACTCTAATATGGCATCTGCTATTTGTGCATCATAAGGTTTTTTAAAGATATCGTAAATATTATCTGTCACAAATTCTACATACTGATCCACAAATAAAGATAATTTATCTGATGATTTATATCCTTGAAAATCTAATTCATCTTTTGTTTCTCCTTCTATTATTTTTTCAACACCTAAATCCATTTTAGCTGAATTTACAAATGAAGGAGATGACATATCTAGATTAGAATAATTATTTAGATCTGAAATAGGTATATTACTTAATTTTTTGTTATAATTTTTAGTTGTATAAACAATTAACCATCGTTTTACAATAGTACCAAAATAAGAATAGGCCTTAGCTCCATTTTCTGGGTTAAATAGATGAATTTTATCAAGTAAAAATATCATAATCTCATGTTGTAAATCTTCTAAATTTTCAACTTCTGTATGATAAAATTTAAATGTATGAATTATATTTTGGGTAAGTTTAAAAAAAGGATAATGTATTTCCTTTTGATATATATTACTACGTGTTTCAAAATTTTTTTCGTTATTATATCTAACTATAGCCTGTTCTGTTTCTTTTGTAAAGTAGTTTTTTTTCTGTTTTTTAGCAGAATGCTTTCTAATAATGGAATCCATAAGATTAATACTTTTTTAACTTGAAGTCATTTAAAACTTCTTGTATATTTTTGATTTGTTCAAAAAAGAAACCTATTTCATCATCACTTTTAAACGAGCCTTTAATATCTATTTTTTTAACTTTTTCATCTGAAATTTCAATCACCCTAGAGATTTTGTCTAAATAATCTAAGTATCCAACCACAATATCTTCTGCTTTTTCATTTTTTCTTAGTAAATTAAAAGTAGTAAAACCTAATATTATAACTAATACTGATAAAACACATATTGTAACTATATAACCGATCATAATTTATCTAAAATATTTTTTAAACCTTCACTCTTTATTGAACCTAAAGCTTTATTCTTAATAGCTTGTTTCTTATTCCCGTTCAATGTAAAATTATCTTTTGGCTTATCCAACCCACTCTCTCCTTTAAATTTTGGTAACCATTCTTTTTCAAATTCTACTCTTGCTGACATCATATCTGCTTGGTGAAGAATAAATGGAAGTGATGTTCTTGGTTTAGTTTCTGGCATATATGATTTCAAATATTTATCATTTGCGGGATCATATAAACCATCATGTGTTTGGATTGCAATCATTTCATTAAATGTGTACTTAATATCATGTTCTTGGAGTAAAAATAAACCTCTATCTGGAACTGATGCAAATGCAATTTGTTTATTATGCATATAATCCTCACCTAATTTATCTTTTCTCCATTTATCAGTCTGGGGGATATAAGATTCATGCTCACTATCACCCATTTTACCTAAATCATGATTAATGGCTGAAAATACTAATTCTTCAATTGTATAATTTTGTTCAGCTCCAAATTTTTTCCAGATTTTATTTATCTCTAAAGCAGCATCAACAACTCTATTAACGTGATCCACATACCCACCTGGAAATGCATTATGGTATTCTTTTTTATGGGAAGCAGGCATCATTACTATTCTGTCTGCGAATTTAGTGTAAAATTCTATTAATTTCTCCCTTCTAGGGTCTGATATGTATTTATTAATAGTATTATATAACTTTTCAAAATTATCTTGAATTTGTTCTGCTGTTAATTTCATATATTATCCGTTTCTAAGAGGGTTAGTGGTTCTATCAATTAAAGATTTTAAATCTTCTAATAATTCTTCAAGATCATTTATATTTTTTTTAAATTCATCCCTTGATGATTGTCCACTTAAATTATATTTTAAGTTTGAAATTTTCCCTTCCATTTGGGATATCCTTCTATCAATTAAATCTTTATTCATATCTTATGTTGTTTATATTGGGTGTTCCTTAACCCCTTAATACCTAAGTAACCTTATTTTCTCTAATTATCTTGTTCCCTTAAGCCCGTATCCCCAACATACGAATAAAAGAGGGCGACTCCAAATTATTTTTCAAAATGTTCACAAATATCTTCGATTTTCTTTAATAGAGCGCATCTTTCATATTGTTCTTGCTCCTCAAAGAAGTTTATACCCAGCTTTATTGTGGTCTGGAAATATTCATCATTATGTTTTTTTAGTGAAGAAATATGATCTTCATTACTAAGGTTTATTTTTTGGATGTAATGCCAGGCCCTATTGTAAGTTACCCATTCTCCAGCTTCGGACATTTCATTAGCATCTAAATCAGAATTAGCATCTTTAAACATTTTTACTATTTTTTTATTAAAGTTTAAATTATTCAAGACTAATTTTTTGTACATTCCAACAAAATATGCAGGAGATTCTTTAAAATCTATATATGACTTATCATTCCCCCCACTAATTTCTTCATTAGAGGAGAATAATGAAAATATATGATCCATGTTCTTACCCACTATTTAGATATTGATTGGGTTACTTTCATAAATGCATATTCCCACCTTTCTACAGGGGTTTTATGTTTATGTTTTTCTTGTAATGACATTTTTTTTAATTGATCATCAAATCTATTCCTAATTCCTTTATTTTCTACTTTTTGGTAGATTTCATAAAAAGTATCTTCATTATATTTCCCCATAATAAAATTATTTTGTGGTGATAAATATCAAAATTTTTCTATTTTTTCTTTAAGTTCATCAATTTGTTTACTAACTCTTTCATATTCAGCAATAAGGTTTAACCCTTCCATATTATTTGGATGGTATAACCATAAATCATCTTTCCTTGATGTTAAAAATATCAAGTTATTTATTAAATCTTCTTTTTGATTTTTCATAATTTTATAGATTTGTATAAAAATAATAATAATATTTGGGGTATCCAAGGAATTTAGAATAATATACTATTTTCCTCAAAAAATTAAAATATTACCAAATGTGATATAAACATAGGTAATTTAAATGTGTGCGATGTATGTGTAAATTGTATTGTATGCGAAATTATGCGCGACTATTGCGCGATACTAGCATAAAAGATGCATACACCATGCAAGTAATCCATTAAGTTGTAGAACTACCAAATTCCACTGTTTGCGTACTGTTGTTTGAATTAAAACACATAAAAATCCTAAAACATATAAATAAGGATTAACAGTCCATTGGGCTGCTATCAAAAATCCAACTCCCATATATCCTATTCTTGTAGAAAGTCTCTCTAAAGGGGATAGTTTTCTATCTCTAACTAAAGTTTTCAGGAAATTACCCCAAGGTTTATTTTTCCTATTAAGTATTAATTTTTTTACATGCATAGGGATAAATATATGAAAAGTAACTTCTCTTTTAAGTCTCTTAACAGATTTTAATTTATAAATACGTATATACTACCTATACATATCTTTTACCGAGGATTTGAATAGCTTCAATTGCTTCATTTAATGGGATGTCAAAAAATTCCCTATTATTGCTTACTCTATAGGACTCAAGCTCTTTATGAACTTCTTTTTCAAGTTGTTCACCATTAAAGCATTGAAATGCCCATTCTAAGTCAAAGGGTAATGCAACCCCCGTAGAGGATCCAACTTGTTTAGCCCTTATATCAGGCTCGTTTTTAGTATATCCAATTTTTAAAAAGTTAGGCATAGATGGGTTTGATAAAACATATACCCATTGGTCTCCTTTACCACGATTTTTATAAATGTCTTTCCTCCTGGAGGTGTAATATGTTATTTTATCCCATCCATCATCATCTAACTCAAGTGTATAGTATCTAAGGGGGGAATTTAAATTATCTTCTTTTTGGCTGATATAATTAGATGCTTCGTTTAAGGAAATTTTAGTAATAGGCATGAGTGAGTTGTAAAAAACCCCCTTGCGGGGGTATATTAATATTATTGAGCGTATTCTAAAGCTAATTCAAATAAATCTTTATTAATTTTTTGATCTTGCTTGAAATTTTTAATTTCTCTCGCTTTTCTAACTTTGTTAGCAGTTGTGTATTCGAAATCACCACTAATGATTTTTTCTTGTACTACATTAAATACACTCCAAAGATCTTTACCTTCATCTTCTGTTCTAGTAGGTGTAAGTAATTCTTCGAAATTAATTTTAATTCTTTTTAACTCTTTATCTGTGAATCTAGTATTAAGAGCTTTTTTAGCAAACTCAACAGCTTGTTTTTCACCAATTTCTGTTTCTTTCATTTTATTCATTGATTCAACTGTTAATGGTAGTTTCTCAACCATTTCTTTGATTTTAACTTGAAGCTCTTCGAATGAATAACCCATGTGTCTCATTTTTACATCTTCAAATGTTGAAGTTGATATAACTAATCCATTTTCACAAATCATTCTAAATAAACCCGCTGTAAAGGTAAATGCATTTTTTCCATCATGGCTATTTGTAAGTAATACTTGTGGGAAAACAGTATCACCATCATCTCCATTAATAACAACATCATTATTTCTAAATATCACTAGATGTTTTTGGTAACCCTTAGTATTTTCTTTTCTAGCTTTAACTGATTTAGCATCTACTACTCCCCAACCTAATGTAGCCATATCATCTATGACTTTTGATGTTGGAATGTGTGTGTAATGTTTTGATACTTCACCTGAGGATTTATCTGAGAATATAACAGGACATAATACTTTTAATTCATTTTTACTTTTAAACTCTACATTTTCTAAATTTAACATAACTCTTATTTTTTAATTAACCGGCATTATTGCCTTATTTACCCCGTAAATATACGAACAATTCTTCGGGTATCCAAGTACTTTACCGGAAGTCTTTAATATATTTTGAATACTTCTTCTATTACTATTACTACAACAATAATAGAACTACTAATAATTAAAATATTGATCATGATATCGTTAAATCAAAAGAACCTACACCTTTTATGTAATAGGAATTAACTGCTATTGTAGCAGATGGTGTGAATATAAAAGAACCACCACTACCGTATATAGATATGGAAAATCTTCTGTTAGTTTGGTTTAAAGATCCTGATTCTATGCCATTAGCGTAAGTTCCAAATGATCCTGTCATATTAGTACCTATATAATTTCCATCTATTTTATCTGGGAATATGTCCAATATAGCGGATCGATTAGCATTGGTAAATCCTGCGGCCTGTATGTCATTTTGTGATATAGTAATAACATCCCCACTAATAAAATTACTCCCTGTCTCAACAACAATTCCTTCCTTAATCACCCCATTAACAGATGTTAATGATATAACACTTCCACTTCCTTGAGTATCTCCAACTACATCAAAAAGAAAAGTACTGTTTAGTGCTGGGACTGTTGTAGTAATATTAGGACTTGAAAATGGGAGTATCCCACCCGGAATTAAAGTTCCTACTTGTGGGTTTAATGTAGATAAGTTTTTATTCGCAATAGGATTTCCTTCTAATGTAAGATATCCAATTGGGTATGTGCCTGTTGAACCTGTATGGTTAGTGATTGTGAATGTTTTAGCACCTGTTAGTACTTCTCCTAATGATCCACTACCTTTGGTCTGAGCTGCTGTGTATGTTGCCATTTTTTATGATAAATATTGCAAGTATATACTTTTGTCGATATAAAAGATTTTTTCTTCTAAAGAGTTGCGGATCTGTGGATTTTTAAACCCTGAACCGAAATGGGTCTTCAAATATGTTTACGGTGGTGATTACGTCGTTGATCTTCTATTATGTACTTAACGTCAGTTTTTCTCCCGCAATGAGGGCATGTGGGTTTTTCAATATCTTCTGCTTCGTTTATT